TGTTTCTTCTACGGCAGAATACGCAGCCAAGGAAAAGGATGTGGTAAGCACCTGTAAAGTCACGGCGGTAAATGAAAAAGGCACACACAAGTATCATTGTATATCACAGGACGGTAAGGGTGTGTATGGTTGGGTAAATGCGGAATCTATCAAGGAATTATCCTCTAAGGCTCACAGCGACCCTACAGGCGTTTCAAAAGGCGATATAGTAACATTCACAGGCGGAGGAGTTTATAAGTCCTCTACGGCAGACCACGCAAGCGTAGAAAAGGACGTAGTAAGCACCTGTAAAGTAACAGCGATTAACACAAAAGGCACACACCCTTATCATTGCATATCACAGGACGGCAAAGGTATTTACGGTTGGGTCAATAAAGAAGATGTAAAATAGACCGATTCGGTCACAAAATGGAGGAAAATATTATGCAGATTTTAAAATGGTTACTTATGAATTGGGATTCAGTATTACTTATCGTAATCGTCATTGCTTTAATTATCTATCTGATTAAGACAGGGCAGACAAAGATATTAAAGCAGATTGCAATTAAGTTTGTTACAGATGCAGAGGGAGAGTGCGGGGCCGGCACGGGCGTTATTAAGCTGTCGGAAGTCGTTGCAAAACTGTACGCATATCTTCCAAGCGTGGTTAGAATCCTGTTTACAGAAAAGCAGTTGGTACAGATTGCAGAATCAGTATTAGCGGAAGCCAAAAAGAAGTGGGAAACCAACGAAAACCTTACATCATACATTGAGAACAAACAGCAGACAACCCCAGCGGTTGCGACACTTGCGGAAAGCACAAAATAACAGAATATGCAGTAAATAAAAATGCCCCCTTGGCTTATGCCTTGGGGGTTGTTTTTTATGCCATAGCTGCAATTTCCATTTCCTCAATCTCTTCATAAGAGAAGTTGAAAAGGTTATGCAGACGGTCGGCGGAATCAGACATCATACTACTTAATTCCATGCTTGGACGTTCCGAAAACATCTTACTAAGGCGGTTACGATGCTCGACCGCCTGTTTCTTGATGAAAGCATCAATTTCGGCGGTGCTATTAAAAATCACATGGTCGATATAATATCCTTTATACTGTTTCATAATTATTTACCTCCTAAAATGTGTATAATTTTGTGGGTCTGTCTTATTTCCTGTTCTTTATGATGTTATTATATACTTATATAAGTATATACGCAACCCGGAAAAATAACCAAAATACTTATATAAGTATAAAGGATTATTTGTGCATTTTATATACTTGTATAAGTATATGTGTTGTGATATGATAAAGAAAACCAAAAAAGACAAGGAGGTGCAACAGTTGGAAGAAGAAAAGACAGGGGGAACACCTGCGACAAAGGCAAAAAATAAATATAACGCAAAGGC